TCATCAGTCTCTTTGTCGCCAGTCTTCTGGTTTATCTCTTCCCTCTGAGAAGAAATCTACGATGTCATCAACACTTTCAAAACGACGAATTCCTTTGCTATCATTACCAATACCACCAATATCAAGTTGATTTAGAAAGTCATCCAAATCACCCTCTTGCATATCAGGATTTTCTGCTTTTCGTCTTGCCTGACGAAGTATTGTTCCCGCAGAACGATTTGCTTTAGCAAGTTTTTCTGCCCAAATCATATCTTCAAGACTTACTTCTTGATGAAGAACGATTTTCTTACAAATTTCTTCTAGTCGAAGTCTATATTGTGTAGAGAGCATAAGTAATTTTCGTATAGGTGTATTTAGTAATTACGTCTAAATTGTCTTTCCAAATCATTAAGTTTGGAAAATTCTTGATAGGCTTTTTCGGATCGTTCGTGTAAGATACTACAAATGTCTTCAAAAATTACATCATTATCAATATAATCATCCAGATACTTATCTAAAGATTCTTTAAGATATCTTTTCCGATGCCACTCGGGGGAGTATGGTTTATAATCTGTCATAATCAAAAAGTACTTTTATTTTTAATATACTACTTATATTCTGATTTGTCAAATAAAAATTTGACTATCTTTCAATATAACTTAGTGTATGGTTTGATGCATAAAGTTGTTGGATAATGATATCGCATCCAATCTTTGGATTACAGTCTCCGCAAGTATAAACATCTACTGCTGCTTTCCCTTCTTCAGGCCAAGTATGAATGCTTATATGACTTTCAGATAATAAACACATTACAGTGACTCCCTGTGGTTCAAACTTTTTCCAAATCGTTTGAACCACAGTTGCACCTGATGCAGCAGCTGCATTTTCTAATAAGTCAACAAGACATCGTTCATCATTCAAAAGAACAAACGAACAACCGTACAAGTTAAGTAAATAGTGCTTGCCCATTTATCATAAGTTCTCCTGTGCTTCCTGAATTAATTTACTCACATAAGTTTCGGTTCCATCCATAGTTTTAACTTCAAAAAGAGGAGACCTTTGATACTTTTTAATTTTCTTGTATTTTTTTAATATCTTATTTATCTCGTCTTTATTGATTGATACCTCAATATTTTCTTTACTAAATCCTTCACTCATCTTCTTTTCTTTTTTTCTGGTTGCCTATATCCCCAAAGTTTGGGATTCACTCTTCCATATCCAAAATCAATTTTTTTGAGTGATCCCACACCATAAGTATCATAATACATATCAAAAATACGAATCTTGGTGCCTCTTGTTAAATCAAGATATTGTTTTCCTTCAACAATGTACCAAACTAAGTAAGCATCACTTGGAAAAGAAGAATCTTTTGCTTTATCAAGAGTTGTTTTTTCTAAAAGAATTTCGCAACCATATCTTGATGGCAAAATATTTTTTTCTTCATTTCCAGATTCTGCCATACTTTTTTCTCCACTTACTGCAACTGTCACGAACGCCCACCCCATTGAATATCAGGATAGGCTTCTTTTACATTATCCAGACTTACTTTATATTTATTCGCAAGCTTTTTATCTTTGACTAAACAAACAATTTCTGCTTCAAGTGGATGAAGTCCTTGAAGAATGTTAATGAACATTGTTTCTCTTCGAAGAGAACTTAATCCATCATTTCCACCTTTTACAAAATTATAAAACATATGGTATTCTTTTCTAATTGAGGATTTTCCTTGATCCATCGAACCTAAAGAATTGGAATTTAATTCTTCCATCTTCAATACTGCATCGTCAATTTTAGAAGTTAAAGTCCCACTATAAGAAGTTTGTTCTCCAGTGCTTGCATAAGGAACTTCTCCTTCTGGTAATAATGATATTACTGTATCATCAAAATTCCAAATTAAAATAGTTTTTAATGAAGGATCTTCATATTTTTTAAGGATTTCAACTTTTTTTACATTGCTTTTTTGTTTTGAAACAAGATTCAAAATTTCAAATACAAATGGGTTGGATGGAAGACTCTCAATTGGAGTTTCAGTCTTCGTCTTCGTCGTCTTCGTCGTAGTCATAATCGTTTTCAAATCTCACAGCTAAAATTTCGTCGGGTATTACATTACCATTAGAGTCAAACATCTCTGGGTGTGTAAAAACTGGTTGGGTTTGATAGAAATGCTCTTTTGCTAACCATCCTACCACACCTCCTACAAAAAAGAACATAATTGAAACTAATGTTCCTATAGTTAGAGTTACTGCTAACATTTTTCTTCTCCAGAGAGGTTTATTTTTTCCTAATGTCGAAGTGAAATTCAATAAAAAAATGAAACTCTCTACGGAAGAGAGAAATCATTCTACCAAACTTCACTTGAAAAGTTTTTGGTTTTGATTTCTCTTTCCTCCTATTGCGTAGTAATAACTCAACACCCCGATTAATTTGGAGTTCATTGTTATTTAGTGTTCTTCTTGCGTCTTCCTGGTCGTTTGTCATTACTATATTTCCAAGCATCTTCTAAGATGCCATAGATGTAGTTTCTTATTTTTCTTGCTTGAGGTTTAGGAATATGCCCATAAGCCTCACGAAGTTGTTTATGAAGGTCATCAGCACCACCTTCCAAATACGTATCTAAATCCATTACAAGATTATTAATTTCATTTGCTGTGGTGCTTTCAATAAACTCTTCAACTTGACTTCTTTTTGTTCCACGAATTTTCAAATAATCATAAAACTTCAAAACAAATTGGCCATTAAAGGCATAATCAATTGCCTTTTCAACATCATTGTAAACTTCGTGAAAATTAGTATTCATTAAACTAGATTTTGCTCCTTCAAATATTGAACAGTGTCGGAGCAACCTCCGATGTGTTTTTCATCAACAATTACTTGGGGAAAGGTAGACCCTTCTCCAAATTCTGCATAAAACTCTTCACGAGTAAAATCTCTATTCAATTTATAAACCACGTGTTGTAGTTCTGCTAATTCTAGCACTTGCTGAACTTTTACGCAATAAGGACAACCATCTTTTGAATAAATTGTAAATGCCATAAATTTAAAATTTGATGTGGTTTTTATTAACATTATATATTAATATTTTAATAGTTTCTTTCAAACAAATCAAGATGTAACTTAATTCATCATAGTAAGTAATGTCCCCATCTCTTTCAAAAAATTTTTTTATTTTAAATATCATATTCTTACTGGTTCTCCTTGCCCCTCTGAAAATCTCAATTGTCCAGCATCAAGTAGTTGTTGTTCTCTTGTTGTACATCCACCTTCTTTTACGTTTGATACAACGACATTTGTTGTAGGAAGTGCTTTTGGAATTTCAACATCAATTACTGGACTCATCAAAACTTTATTTCTTGTAATCGTTCGGTTTTGTGGGTCAAAGGCAACCATTGCATATGCATCCATTTCATCACCACAATCAACAATTTTCCTTCCTATTTTGGTTTCAATCACAGAAAAATATTCTTCATTGTACTTTTTCATTTTTTAAAGTCTTTTGTTTATTGTAAGATGCTTCTGGTTTTCTGTAAAGTTGAGGCCAAGTATCACGAATAATTTCTGCAAGTTTGTGTGATGTTGTAGAAGATATCATAAATCTTGAGTAAGAGATATTATGAACATAAAAAATCCAAAGAGTTGGAAGAGGAAAAGGATGAGGAGCATAAAAAAAGGAGTTCTTGTGGAACTCCTCTATTTATTTTAGGTTTTATATCAACCGATGGAAGGTGCAGTTAAGGCAACTTCAGTAGTAGAAGCAGTGGCAAGGTCCAAAGGAAAATTGTGTGCATTACGCTCATGCATCACTTCCATTCCAAGTCCAGCACGATTCAAGATGTCTGCCCAAGTATTAATTACATGTCCTTGACTATCTTGAATTGATTGGTTGAAGTTGAAACCATTCAGGTTGAATGCCATCGTGCTGACTCCAAGAGCAGCAAACCAAATACCAACGACAGGCCAAGCAGCCAAAAAGAAATGTAGGCTACGGCTGTTGTTAAAGGAAGCGTATTGGAAGATGAGTCGTCCGAAGTATCCATGTGCTGCAACAATGTTGTAGGTTTCTTCTTCTTGTCCGAACTTGTATCCATAGTTTTGTGATTCAGTTTCCGTTGTTTCACGAACGAGTGAGCTAGTGACCAGAGATCCATGCATAGCACTGAATAGAGAACCACCAAATACACCAGCAACTCCAAGCATATGGAAGGGGTGCATCAGGATGTTGTGCTCAGCCTGGAACACAAACATATAGTTAAAGGTTCCAGAAATACCCAAAGGCATACCATCAGAAAAAGAACCTTGACCAAAAGGATAGACAAGAAATACTGCGGTGGCAGCTGCAACAGGAGCACTATAGGCAACCATAATCCATGGACGCATACCAAGACGATAGGAAAGTTCCCATTCACGACCCATATAGCAGAAGATGCCAATAAGGAAGTGGAAAACAACCAACTGATAGGGTCCACCATTGTAAAGCCATTCATCAAGTGAATTTGCTTCCCAGATTGGATAAAAATGAAGTCCGATTGCGTTGCTAGAAGGAACAACAGCACCAGAAATGATATTGTTACCATACATGAGTGAACCAGCAACAGGTTCACGAATGCCATCAATGTCCACCGGAGGTGCGGCAATGAAGGCTACGATGAAACATACAGTTGCAGCAAGCAGTGTAGGAATCATCAGAGTTCCAAACCAACCAACATAAAGACGGTTGTTTGTTGAAGTAACCCACTGGCAAAATTGTTCCCAGGAGTTAGTAGATTGTCTTTGTGCAATAGTAGCAGTCATTTGTTTTAAAAGGGTAAGTAATCCAGCAGGGAACTGGTAATACATTATGCTCCGCAACACCCTAATTTGCGGATATGAGAGACTGTGTTTAACCTCCCCATAGGTCCCGGTTAGGTAGAGGACAACATTAAAGAACTGTTACGTTCTGTAACGTTTGATGTATTTATCATAACATTGTTAGGAAATCCTGTCAATAGGTAAAACGACTTAAACTGTTACCTAGCAACGAGAATATCACTGTTGCTCAATGTCGTTACACCTTCAAGAATTGCAATTAAATCATCTCGGTTAGGTCCAGACGTTTCAATACCACGATTACGATTCAAGTCATAATAAACTAAAACATTGGCATCCAATGCTTTCCATACGACTCCTTGACCCTTTTTGACTTGAATTTTATCCTCACCTGCTTTGAAATCTTTGATTAAAGCATAGTCATTTGCACCGTGATTGGATTTAATGCCATCATCATAAAATGTTCCACGACTATCACCCAATACAAATACATCCTTTCCAAGACCACCCGTAAGAATATCAAATTGTCCACGACCCATTGATGTCAAATCAGTCCCAGTCCGTGCAACACCAGCAATAAAATCATCACCAGCACCACCTGTAATAATATCATTACCATTTGTACCCCAAAGTGTTAAACTTGGAGATGGTGTTTTGGATGTATCTTGAATCTCAGCACTTTTATCCCCAACTTTAATTGAACGGGCAGAATCACTGAAGAGTTCAAATTTAATTGACTCAGTTCCTTCTGTATTCAAATCATTCTTTAGGTTAAAACTAACGGTGGCATTGCCTTTGGCATCTATTGATAGATTTCCTTTCAAATCAGAAAGTCCAGTGAAATCGTTAGTAGAAATACCGTTACCAGAAATGCTCCAGTACAAAGGTGTACCCTTAGTTAAATTAGTTGTTGCGATGTCAATCTTTAATGTTTGCCCCTCATTGATAGTGGCATTACTTACTAGGTTATATGTTGGTGGGGATTGTTTTGCGGCAGGTTGTACTTGTACAGGCAATAATGATTGAGTCGCAGATATTACAAAAGGATCTGCGGTATTGGCATAATTTGACTTGACCATATTTCCTGCTTGTACCCCTCCACTAATCAGCAATCCAGCAAGATGGGGTGCTGCTTGAGATGTTCCACTCAAAGTGCCGAGTTGTCCGTTTTTATGATATGAAAGAATGTTAACTCCTGGTGCAGCATAATCAACATCATCAGCATCGGTTGCGGTATCAAGACGATCATAATTTGACCAGAATGGGACTTGATTTGAACTGTCTACGGCAGATACCACATAAACATTTGGATGACTTCCAATACAAGCAGGGGCAAAGTTATCTACATCTTTGCCAAAGTTACCCGCAGCAATAGTGAATTGAATTCCCTGATCTGCGGCACGAAGAATTGCCGACTCCAGTTTTGGATCACGGGAGTGTGCAACAAGACTCAAATTGATGACACATTTCTTTTTGTCTAGTTTATTATCATTGATGATGTTTGCGGCATAGTTGACTGCTTCAGCAGTGGTGTTGCCATCTCCAAAACCAAAGTCATTATTCACCTTAAGTGAAACAATTTGTGCTCCTGGTGATACTCCAATAATACCTTTGCCGTTAACAAGTGCTCCAATGACTCCTGCAATATGAGTCCCGTGTCCATTTCCGTCTGAAAAAGGAGATTCAAGTCCAGATGGAGTATAAACCCAACTTCGTGCCCAATCTCTATTTAAGTTTAAATCATCTGTTTTATCGGAAACTCCAGAGTCAATTACAAATGCATAGGATTCAGATGCAAAATTACCTCTTTTGGAAATGTCTTCTCCCTGCCAGACTGCTTGAATTCCCCACGGAAGTGTTTCACCACTTTCATAAGACTTGCTCTGATAACTCACTGATGCAATACTGATGGCAGATTGCCCCTGTGATTGATTGGATGATTTGTCATTGTTGCTATTGTATTCAGCAGATCTAAGGGGAAACCTGTTGGTAAAGTTGCGGAATGAACTTAGAGGATTCATAATTAATATGGAAAAAATTCTTCAGCACGTAGTAGAAACTATATTATTCTACCCCAGGATTGAAGAAAATTCAACGTCAAAACCTCAAAAGATCAGCAATCCTTATAAATATTAATAAAACCTTAACAGGTGTATTATTTTTAGTCATATAACAAATCGTATAATCTAAATATTTAAAATTGCTTTCCCCAAATGCCACGGGAATGGAACACTCCCAAAAGAGAACCTTGGAATGCACCAATACATCAAATATTAAAAGCAATCGATAATCACACTCACGAATATTTCAAGAGTGGTGATGTGTGGCATTTACAAAAAGCAGAAATGTTAAGAAAATATTTGCATGAACTTAAAACTTGGATTCATAAACAAGAAGAAAAATGAATAACATTGTTTGGTCAGTAAATATTATGTTAGGTATTGGAATGATTGGTGTTGGTTGGGTGATCTATAAAATATTATGGATGGCAAATCAAGAACTAAAGGATAGTAGCAATGAAAAACATTAAACTAATAGATAAATTAATTGTTGGTATTGTAGTAGCAACACTTGGATATGTTGGTATTACATTTGTCAACTGTAACTTTATGCTTCCAGGTTCTATGGAGAGAGCAGACGCATTAGGTGGATTAGTAAACCCACCACCCCTAGATTGTAAAGAATCCGAAAGTAGAGGATATAATGCTTTGTTTACTTTGTTTACAGCGTTACTAGGATTAAAAGCAAAGATGGATGATTAAGAAACCCAGAGTTTACCTTCCGATTTTCTACGTCTCAGCAATCCCGCCTCTACATTACTACCAGGATTGCGATACATCTCTAATGTTTTTGGGATGAATCCCCAATTCTTTTCACGAAGATGTCGAGAGATAGTATTGAAATTGCTTGAATTGTAAAAGCCAGCACCGAGATTGTAAGCAAAGGATAAAAGTGCTCCGCGTTGATTGTCATTCATCTCACTCCAATAAGGTATCTTAGATAGGGCAGGAATAAATTCTCGCTTGATTTGACTGATAAGCAAATCATCAGCAACCTTTTGAGAAATTTTATCACCAAGATTGAATGGTTTACCATTGAAATCTCTAGTGCTTCCCCATCCTATAGTGATAGGTAGTCCACCCGATAGCGGATCAGGATAGGCAGAGAGATGACATCCTTCAAACTCTTTGATTAACTCTACTCCCTTTACGGGCACATCATATTTGCTCGCAGAAGGAGTAGAGTTATCTACTTTTTTTCGTCAAAGATTCTACCCCACCCATCATTGCCAGCAGGGCACCATCTACGGGATAAATCAGATCTCTTATACACAGCACCTTTACCATTGGTTACAGCACTTGTATATCCATCATTTAATGATCCATAAGGATCGTTAACCACATAATCTCCACCAGGAGTTTTACCAATAACTACAACCATGTGCCCGCCAGTAGGAGTAGATAAAGTGCCACGGTGGAGAATCCCAATAACCACGGGTCTCCCAGCAGCAAGCTCACGGTCAAGGTCATTAAAAGATAGACCATAACTAAAATGTGACTTAATGCCATAAGACGCCAAAACACGGGTTTGAACCAAGTGATCAGTCGTGTCACCGATTGCGAAAACTTTTTGAACGTAGGCATCATCCCCCTTTGCTCCTTTAAGAGTACCAGGTTTAAAATATTCTAAACACATCGCACAAGCAGATGAGTTGCAGGTACGATCTGCATCTCTATAGTTATCTGTTTGTGGATAAAATGGAACAGTTAAGATATTTGATTTTGGTACTTCTGGTTTTGATCTAAAAGTCTTCACCCACTCAGATTCATCTTGAATTAAGTCTTGTGCTTTTAGAAGCAAGTCCTTTTCAAGTTTTTCTACAGCAGCAACGTGCCTTGGATTCTTTTCATCATAATGCTTAAAAAAGTTATGAAGATCTACTAACATATATTTGAAACAACTCTGCATTATATTTATGAAAAAAGGAGGGTTTTATCCCTCCTCTTATTTCACCAAATTCCTGGCACCACCTGGCCAGTTGTGAGATAAGTGCCAACGGCAATAACAAATCCCAACATTGCCAGTCTTCCATTTAGTTTTTCGTTTTGTTCAGTCCATCCGAATTTCATTAGTTTTCTCCTCTTTTAGTAGTGTTTTGAATTACAATAAATTTGTCTTTGGGTAAAGTGCCTGCAATACAGACTTTAAGTTCGTCATCATTATCCCAAGCACCAGATTCTTGAAGTTCTTGGATAGCAGTTGAGAGTTTTCCTAACCAACTACCCGTGGACATCACAGATTCTTCGGGTTCAAGATTTCCAAGCATCAATAAGTTTCAGCAAGTTTCTCCACAGCATAACCCAAAGTCACAAAAAAAGCAACAGTGGTTACTGTCCAAATAAGTTCATTCATCAGAAGATTCCGAAGAAGAGTTTACCAGTGATAGCATAAGAAATAAACCCAGCAATAATGCCGACCATTGCCCATCGTGAATTTGCAAGTTCGGCACGTTCAGCATGTGTTTGAAGTGCATAACGTTCTGCATCGGATTGAGAGATGTACATTTGTGGTTCTTTCGCAAACATATTTTGCTGACCACGTTCGTTAGTTGTTACAGTCATTTTCGTTTTATTACGAATTGTTACACAATTATATAGAAAAAATAAAGAAGTGTCAAGCCCCTATGTTTTCAATTCATAAAAAAACCACCCCAGAAGGGGGTGGTTTCACTCAACTTATGAGTGATTATCAGAACGTGAATTTGGTTTGAATCACACCACCAACATTACTGGAAGTACCAGAGAATGCTTGGTTGTTGGAAACATAGAAGAGTGCGGGAGTGATACTGATATTATCACTTACACGATACTTATAGAACACTTCCCACATTGTTGCATTTGCAGAGAGACCCTGTGCATTGCCAGGTTGTCCAACAGCAAATCCAGCACCATTACCCTTTGCAAAAACATCATTCCATTGAAGTCCTGCCATCCAGGTTTGGGAATTGGTTGCATTATTAGGAGTAGAAGGCCCTGCAACATAGTTCCAACCATAAGCAAGTGAAACAGAAGGAACAATACCAGACTGAACAGGTTGCCAGTAAGCATTGATTGCATAACCGTTAGAACCTTGATTTGCGCCGAGAGTTCCATTAGCACCATTCAGACCATTAAAGGTACGAATACGAGTGCCTTGAGTGCCGTAACGATAACCGAAAGCGACCCCCCAGTTAGGAGCACGATAACCAAGTTGTGCCAGAGTATTCAGACCACCAGTGGAATTGAATACACCAGTTGAACTATTGTCACCATCTTGAGCAACATAGTTCAGACCAGCAACGATGCCACCTTTCTTACCAGGTTGAACATACTGAATACCAAAACCTTGACCAGTTGCCTTGTTATAGACACCAGGAGCACCAGCAACTTGGAAGAAGTCAAGAATTTCCGATTTGTATGCAGAAGGAATCCACGTCATTTCGGTATTACGAACCAGAGCACCAGCAGTCACAGTTACACCCTTTGCAAGTGCAGGGAAACTATAATACAGACGGTCAATGATTACACCATCAGCAGTGGTTTCTGCCTTATCCAGTTTGAACAGCGAACCCGAAGAACCGAAAGGTTGAGCACTGAAATTACCACTACGCAGACGAGTGCGAAGCAGATCTTTACCAGTGAATGAAGTATCAAAGTTCAGACGAAGGTCATAGTTAAAAGCAGTGTTTCCAACTTGAGTTCCGTTACGAAGTTGGGCACCATTTACACCACCAAGAACAAAGTTTGCTTCACCTTTGAGTTTAGTGGTAGTGGAAAATTGTTGTGCTTGAAGAACACCAACTCTCTTTTCCAGTCCATCAACACGACCACGAAGAACAGCAAGTTCTCCTTGAAATTCATTAAGAAGACGACGAAGTTCGTCAGTGGTTTCTGATACACGATCAAGGCAAGCATTCAGAAGAGCAGCTGCCTCAAAACGAGTCATTGCCTTACCACCACCAAAGGTACCATTGGGATAACCAGCAACACAACCATAACGATCTACAAGGTTGTTAAGTGCCTGATATGCCCAATCGGTAGGACGGACATCAGAGAATTGAGAAATACTTGTAACCTGACTCTCGGAGTATTGATTGACTGCTACCATATTCAGTTCTGCGGCATTCGCAGCAACAGGAGCAACCATTCCCAGAGCAACAGGTGCAAGCATCAGTTGATTGAGTTTCATAAAGTTTGTTTTTTAGTACTAAACGACATTTAAATGTTAAGAATTACAACAGAATTCTTAAGTACTTATTTAGTATAATACATATCTTTTACTGTGTCAAGAGTTTTGCTGAGCAGCAGAATTTTCAGTTATCCTACCAAGATAAGGATCGTAATTCATATAATCCCGAATATCGATATTAGCACCATTTTGTTCCCAAAATTGAGAAAGTGCTTTATGGTTACCCATATGAAAAGCATCAATATGCTCTGGGTGAATAGAGGATCCCAATTCAATTCTATAAAGAAGAAGAGGAATAGAATAAGTATTTCCAGAATTATAAATCAAATCATCAGCAACAGGACGAGGCTTAACCCCATTATCAAGTTTATACTTTTCTCCACGAACGTGAAATTTTAAAATTTTTTCTGCATGATGCCGATTAATCAAATAGCAGGCAGTTGAGAAATCATTTACAAACCTTTTATGAAGCTTAACGTGTATGTCTCCGGTACAAATAATAGCAATCTGAATTACATCCCAATCATAAGGAATATGAGCATAAAAATCATTCCAAGTAAAATTCCAATACTTCACTAAATCTAAATTACAATCATCTTCCATAATCACTGCATAAGGACTATCAGATGTTTCGTACCAATGTTTAATTGCTTTAAGATGAGAAGTGATACATCCAACTTCACCCGAAGTCATCATTTCAGGGTAACGTCCTACAAGAATATCACTTAAGTCATCTTCACGACCATCATATGCAGAGATACGAGTATAATTTTCAATTTCCCAATACTTGAATTGGTCTTCCATATACTGTCTTCTTTCTGGTTGCCCATCAAGATTAAGATAATAAATTGGACCAATACCTTTAAGTTTATAAGTTGATTTATTTTTATCCATTAGATTATTTCCCATCCATCACAATATAAATCTTTAGTATTATTTTGGTTTAGATTTGGACCAAACCAATTTTGAGGAGCAATCACATCTTTTGTGCCAGATAACCAAGCACCCCACCAAGAAAAAGTAGAATTAGCAATAATATGAGAAGAACAAAGAGACATTAAACATAAATCAACATAATTGGAATTTCCTTCAGCAATCAGAAATCTTTCATCGGCAAATATAGGTTGTTCGTTACACCAACTTGGATCGTCTGAAAAAACTAATACTTGACGATGATTATCAAAGTGAGCCAAAGCATTTTCATAATATTCTATTGATTGTGGTGGATGATTTTTATTATTTAAAAGAAAATCCCCTCTCCTAATATGAAGAGAAATTGGTTTATCAACTTGATATATCATTTCCAAACAAGGACTTAAAATTTCATCTTTAAAAGAAAAATCATCCCTTATTTGATTCTCTATATTTTTAAACCACTTTTCAGATTGAAAAAATCCATATAAAGAAACTTCATTGGGACAAAGATCAAAAAGTTCTTGATCAAAATGAAAAAATTTTTCTTGAACAATAGGAGCATATCCTCTGTCAAGAACAAAAATGTTTCTTTTTGAAAGATTTGTGAGATTAAAACAATCAAATATTTCTGTTCGTAATTTATTTCCGATTCCATCATCAACTTCTTGATCATGATTTGGAATACACCATTCATATCCTTTATTTGCAGCAATGCCACGAACCGCTGCATACTGAAACATTTGATTCCCTAATCTGCCCAATCTACCCAAATGATTAAAAGCTAACATCTAAATTCTCCATTTTATATAATCTTGATTTTTGTAATAACTTAATAAAGATTCTTTTGGTTGAGATCTAATCCAATTCCACAATTCAGTATTTTCTTTCCACATTGGATTAGAAAACCAAGAGTCATTAGACCTAGTATGTTCCAAATGATAAACGTAATCATTGATTCTGTCAACTTTATTTCCCAAAAAATTTAAACGATAATAAAGTTCACAATCTTCAGGACCCCACGCATGAAAATTTTCATTCATCATAAATGAATCAACATAATTTCTTTTTCTAATAAATTGACACCACCCAATAGTTGAGTTATTAATTTTACTAAATTGATCCAGATATTTAATATCCAAATCAGAATTAATGAAATTTTTAAAAGTTTTATCCGAATATTCTATTGCTTTTTGATATACACCACAACCATAAGGGTAAACCGCATCTGATTGCCCAGAATCAATCATTTCATATGATTTAATGATACTTGAATTTGGAAATAAAACATCAGTATCATAATTACAAACAATCTCAGTATTTGATTGCAATATTAAATCATTGAGAATTTTTGTTTTATGGAAAAAAGGAGACTCTTGTTTTTCATAAAAATATTTAAGTTTTTTAGGAATATCTCCGAATTTTTCAATTAGATAAGGAGATACAAAAGTTTCAAATTTAGGAGTAAAATCACACTCCTTAACAAATACATAAGCATCAAATTTTGATAAAAGATAAATTAAAACCGTTGATAAATTTCTAACTCTATCCTCACTTTCTAATTTTGATGGAATCAAAAAAGTTAAATTCATTTAAATCTATTAGTATAGTTTTGATTATTATAATAATTTTCAATGGATTTTTTGTCTTGGCATCTCATCCATTCCCACAACATAATATTTTTTTCATAAAATTCCTTATCACTATAATTTTTGTTGTGTACTCTTATGTGGTCTAAATGATATATATCGTCATTGACTCTACCTATTCTTGCTCCCAATACACTCGTCCGATACAAAAACTCAGTATCTTCATAACCAACAAATATAAAATTCTCATTAAAACCATAAAATTCCAGAAACTTTTTTTTATCAAACATTTGACACCATCCCTGAACAGATGGACATCTTTGACTAAATGGTATTAATTGAATTAAATCAAATTGAGAAGATATAAAATTGACAAAGTGGTCATCAAAATTTAAAACATTATATTGATAAATTCCTGAACCATACGGATATACTATATCACATTGTCCGACAGATATCATATCATAAGATTTTTGATATGTCTCTAATGGAAGCATAACATCAACATCATAATTAAAAACTATATCAGTATTTGACATTAAAACCATATCATTTATGGTTTTTGATTTATTAAATAAACCTTCATGATATTCAAAAATATGATTTATATTTTTTGCATCACAATTATCTTTAATTTTGGGTAATGCATATTTAATAAATTTTGATTCCGTATCAATTTCTTTAATAATAATATTTGATTCAGGAAAATTTTTGGATAAGTAAGAAAATACTGTGATGGAATTTCTCAATCTATCATTACTTTCAATTTGAAGAGGAGTTACAAAGGTTAAATTATCTAACATTTAAAACAAATTCGTGGTATTTTTTAAATTATATTATTACAAGTTTGAATCTTCCAATTTTCAGGAATCATATCGCACGTATTTAGATGTGAAAGTTGAGGTCCAAACCAAGTTTTGGGATTTGGTGCAATAATTGGTCCCTTACCATTTTGAAGCCAGGCGCCCCACCAAGAAAAAGATGAAGAATTTGCAATAATTCCACCATGACATAAACTCATTAAACACAAATCAACCTGAGGTAGAAGTGTATTTTGCATAACACCAGTTCCATCAATTGTTTGATATGAATATCTATCATTTGATTCATTAAAAAGAAATCTGTCTTGGTCAAAAAAAGTTTGAGATTTGCACCAAGCAAGATCGTCTGTCGATACAAATACAGGAATATCTTCACTCCAATTTGAGAGTGCCTCTTCAAAATAGGACAAAGGAAGTCTTGGATGAAATTTTTCCCTACCAACAGCATCTGTTCTGCGAATATGTAAAAAGATAGGTGGCCTATCCAAACTTTCAATAAAATTTTTACAAGGATCTAAGTAATCTTTTTTAAATGCAAAATCTTCAAGAATTTGTTCTTTTATATGTTTAAAATATTTCTCGGTTTGCAAATATCCATGTATGTTTACATTATCTGGACATTTGTCAAATAAATTTGAATCTAAATTATGATTGGATTCTTGAATTGTAGGTCCATTCACGTATCCAATATTGTGTGGTTTTACATTAGTCATCTCAAATGTTTCAAACAAACCATAGTTTGAATCGTTCACACAATTTTCAGGAGGAATACACCATTCATATCCATGTTTTGCCGCAATTCCTCTTAATGAGGCATATTGAAACATTTGATTACCCAAACGGCCATTGTTTCCCAATTTATTATATCCAATCATTTAAATTTTCCTCCCAATTTTAATGCTATATGTTGAATAATATCCGTCAGTAATCCATTCATTATAAGTTGCACCAAACCAAGGATCTGGCATGTAAACTTGTTTATTTTGATTTGACCCAAGCCAAGAAATCCACCAAGCAAAAGTGCTATTTGAAATAATAAAATGATCACAAATAGAACCGATACACATATCATAATGTGCTTTCATAAGTTTATTGGGAGTCTTATCCACAAAATAGAAATTATTACCAGAAAAAATATTTTGGTTTTTACACCATTCAATGTCATCCGAAATGATTACATATTGTCTATCATTTTCAAAATGATTCATACATTTTTCATAGTATTGAGAATCGCACACAGGATGACAATTTGGATATAAAAGAAAGTCTCCACGTCGTATAATAATTGCAACAGGATTTTCTAGATTATTTTTTTTATGAAATTTTTCAGATTCTTCTTTTATATTTTCATGAAATTCTAAGTCTTTTTTAAGTTCTTGATGAACATTTTCAAAATACTTATAACTTTCAAAATGTCCATGAAGAGTTACATTATCTGGACATTCGTCAAATAATTCTTTACAAAAATGGTGCTGATTCAATTCAACAATATCACCATCAATATATCCATATCTACCATTGAGATATGAAAGTTTAAAACATTTTTGTAATTGATGATATTCAGATCTTCCAGAACTATCTTCAAAAACTTTTATTTGAGAATGGTCAGGAATACAAAAATCAAATCCACGATTTTTTGCAATACCTATTAGTGCTGCATATTGAAAAAGTTGATTTCCAATTCTACCATTTTTACCCAAAGAATTCATTCCTATCATATCAATCTTAATCGTTAAAATAATTTAGATAGATATAATCTTCAACACTTTGCCGATCCACAACTCTTTCAAAATTATCTTTTACTGCATCAAGTCTATCTTTATAAAATTCTTCAGTTAAACATTCAGAATTAAATTCAATTCCACCATCTTTATAATCAATTTGAATAATTCCATCAATATTATAAAACTTTCCAATTTCTGGATCTCCCAAATAAATTGGAATTGTTCCTGTCAAAAAACAATCAAGAAGTTTTTCTGTAAAATAATGAGGATAAACATCATTTTCAAAAGCAAATGAAAACATATAATCCTTCATTCCTATAATTTTTTTATCAAGAAACTTGTTATGCAATTTTCCAAAACAATCAACTTGTCCACTTTCTTCTAGTTGTTTACCAATTTCAATTCTAAGTTTATGCCCATTAGACATTGCTTTATCAGATAAAATAGAAGAAACTAATTTTGTTTTATCAAAAATGCCAACTTCTTCAATGATAGATCCCTGACCATAAGCAAATTTGAAAACATCTGGGTTAATATCTATTAATTCTTGATCATGAGTAAAAATAGCATCATAATGCTCCACAAATTTATCAGGATTATTTTTGATGTATACTGCAGTTTTATTGTACCACTTTGGTTCAAATAGATACCCATACTTCTTAGCACTTTTATTATCTTCAAGTCCAAGAAGGATTAAATCCTCAGTATAGAATGTTTTATCTTTTTTGGTCAGATTGTTAAAAGTAGATTGGTGATTACCGTATCCTTCATGAACCCACTCAATATATTTGGGAACTCTATTAGGAGTAGCTCCACCCAAATTTTCTCCGTGCTGTCCTTTACCAACCCAGGAAAAACAATTATCAATTAGTTTAAATTTTTTCTTTGCCATGATTCAAATTACTCCCCAATAGTCTATAACATTTACATTAGAATAGTTAAAATCCTTATATCTTTTATCCGGATGCATTACAATAACGACTTCAGATTTATCAATACAGTCTTGCACTTCATCGCAAGTTGTAACTCCAACACCTTGAAATAATTTTAAGTTTTCAAAAGTTTCTTTAAGAAAATCATGACAATAAATTGTTTTATTTGCATTTTCAAGATAGTTGATTAAGGTTACACTAGGAGAACCAATTGTAACTGGAGAGTTTGGTTTAAACGATGTACCAAGAATAGCAATATTTTGATAAGATTTTACTTTTTCAAACAAACTATTATACACCATCTGATTAACTTCTTCAGCAAAAATTAAATGTTTTGCCGATTTTCCTCTATCTTCAGAAAATTTAATAAAAGCAGTAGTATCTCTTGGAAAACAAGTCCCACCATAAGGAGTTCCGTATCCAAAAAAATAAGGGGAGATTCTTTTATCCAGTCCTATTACATTTGTGATATTATGAACATTCACATTTTCCATGCCATCACAAACTTCACCCAAAAAATTTGCAAATGAAATTTTATTAACTATAAAAGCATTTAAAGAAACTTTAGCTACTTCAGCTTCCTCAAGAGTTAAAATTTTGCATGGTGGATTATTATCGTGAAATTTATACCAAATAGATTTTGTAAGTATAATATCTTCAATATTATTTGCACCTATCAAGAAAAATTCTGGGTTTTTAAAATCATGAATAACATTTCCCAGTTTAACAAAATCGGGGACATAAGAAAATCCAAAATCTTTTTCATATTTTTTGCCAGATACTTTTTCAACAAGAGAAATTAATTTTTTAATAGTACCTGGGAGAACTGTAGAAGATAAAACGATTAAATGATAATCTTTGTTTGAATTTTTAAAATTTTCAGAAAATTCTTGCAATACTGATTCTACAATTGCAGACGAATATCCACCATCATCACTTTGAGTATTAACTAGAATCACAGTAGCATCAGTATCTTTAAAAATATTTTCATATGAATCTGTAAATCCCATAAAATTTGGATGAGGATCCACATCTCCACTATGAATAAAAAATTTATTCAAATCTGGTTCATAAAAAGGAAGTTCTTTATTATTTAATTTTTTTATGAAATATGGGTTTTTATCTATTCCAAGGACTCTATTTCCAGATCTAGCTAAACAACAAGCAAGAGGTAGTCCAAGTTTTCCCAATCCAATGAAACTAATATTCATAAATTATACTTCACCAATAAATTCTTTAATTGACTGTATTATGTAGTTGTTTTCTTCACGGGTCTTTCCAGCAATTCTAACAAAAGTATCACTATCAATACCCATTCCAATTTTATCATCCATACATCTCACATAAATTCCCTTTTCAATCAACATCCAACACATAAAATCAAAAGACTTTTTAGTTTTAAGATCAATTAGAAAGAAATTTGTTTTTGATTCATATACTTGAATTTCTTTAATTTTATTAAGTTCTTCAAAAAATTCTTCAAACTCTTCTAAAAACTTAATTCTAGTTTTTTCATATTCTACAATAAAAGATTTATCCGAAAGTAAATTAAAGAAATACTCAGAGATGCCATTAGAGTTCCAAAGGAAACCTTTTTCAATAAAAAGTTTTACCTTTTCCTTTGACATTATAGCATATCCACACCTAATACCAGCAATGCCAAAATCCTTTGACATACTTTTAATAACAACTAAATTTGGATATTCAAGAACAAATTCTCCTATAGAATCATCATTTGGATTATCTTTTGTTGCAAAATGAATAAAACTTTCATCAACAATAATAGTATTCAAATCTTTTAATTGTGACAAAATATGTTTTAAATCTTCTTTAATAATATAATGACCTGTTGGGTTATTTGGATTAACTAAAAGAAGATTATTGGAAGAAGTTCTCCTAACTTCACTTACTACATTTTCTACAGAATCTAATTTTTTTTCACTCTTAACAATTTCACAATCTTTATTAAATTCATAATAAGAAGAAAATGTTGGAAGACCGATTAAAATCTTGCCTACCATATTATTCATTACCTTTTCAATAATTTCAATAGCCCCATTACCTATTAAAATATTTTCAGAAGGAATACCAATATATTCGGAAATCTTTTTGGATACGAATTTATTTTGTTGTGGATAAAGTTCAAGATAATTACGAATATTATTTGGGACAATTAAATCTTGATTAAATCTTTTTAGAAATAAATCAGTTGCATAAGGATTGCTCAAAAAACAAGCATCAATATTACATTGAATTTCTGGTATATTTTCTATGATAGTATTAATACTTGGGGAGTGAGTTCCATTTTGCTTTTTTAAATTATAGAGTTTATCATATAATTCTTTTGAGGAATAAGAACTCAAAATATTGTTAACAATACAACGAATTTTTCCAGTGGTCTCATTTCTTTTAATCTCTCTTACCTTAGTAATAGTAAAATTAAGATTACCCAGTCTAGAGGTAAGACCTTCTTTAATTTCAGAAATAGTTTTTTCAGAATACTGATTGCTACCAACAAAACTAAAAGTCACATCTTTTCTACTCTTCTGAACAATTTGAAACATAGAAACTCCAGGAACTTTTTTATCAATCCAACTATAAAAATTAACTCCTGGAAGTTGTGAACCATCTTCAGCAATCAAGATATCACTTGTTCTTCCATTAATACTAGAAACTTTATCAAAATCACCAGGATTTGAATTTAATACAACACTATCTTCAGTCTTATATCTAAGAAATGGCATATAGTAATTAAGAAACCCAGTCCCCACAATTGTATGAGTTCCATCACCCTGATCAATATACTCAGTTACACCATATTGTAGATTTTCATAATATTTTTCACTATCTTCTAATTGGTGCATAAAACAAACTTTTTCAATCGCACCATAATGAGCAACTGGAACTATTCCAAAAACTTCTATAATTTTTTTTCTCCATTCGGGAAGCATCATTTCCGAAGAAACATGAATTTTTTGAATTGTATCCAATTTTAATTTGTGCTTTTCGCAAAGACAAGCAAGAACGTAAATACTAGAAGGATATGCAACAAGGGTATGATATTTCTTAGAATTGATTTTAGAAATATAATCTTTTATAGTATCATCATTTAGATGATACGCAGACATGTAAAGACGATTTAATTCATAATCATAATACCAAAGATCGGAATTTCTATCAACAGGGACATATCTTCTCAACCAAACACTTGGTTTGTCATATAAATGAGCTCCATGTTTTTCATATGAACGAAGAACAAATGCAGCTTCTTTTTTATAAACATCATCAGTTGCATAAAAAACCAATTTCTTTCCTGTAGATCCACTTGTCCTGAACTCATAGGACTTCTGATCTTTCATATTTTTTGCAATTAAATCATTTGAATTTTCTCTAATAATATCCTTCGTAAGAAATGGAAGTTTAGTTATATCAGAAATTGAGTTAAAATCATTTGGAGTTAATCCTCTATCATCAAAAACTTTTTTATAATAGGGGACATTTGTATAGCAATGATTTATTAACTTTTTAAATTCTTCTAATTGATATTGTTCTAGTTTTTCTCTACTCCATTTTTCACTTTCTAAGAGAAAATTATAAGTTTCAGTAAAAACTTTTCCATATCTTTGAGAAAATGGAACAGTATTATAATAAATTTTTTGAATCCAAGATGGAGACTTTTTAATCAGTGATTGAATGCTTGCCATTAAAAAAATCCTCGCTATTTAATGCTTTATCGTCAATATAATAATTTGCAGAAAACTTAACTCCAGTTCTAAGAAAATCAAATTTTAACCCCCAAGAAACTAATTGATTATAAGTTTTTTCATAATAATTTATTTTTGAATCACTTCCTCTTGCAGTTTCTATTATAATTGTGTGCCCTTCATTTTTTAATTCATTTACCTTTTCTATTCTATCAGAATATGGAACAGATTCAAAATATAACCATCTCCCACTATCATCCTTTTTAGTATCACATAAAGTATGATCTAAATCAAAAACATAAATGTTACTCATAATCCATTAAAATTAGAAAGATCTGTTATTAAACTATAATCAATATTTGGATTCATAGATAAAGCACCTAAAAACATATTACTACTTGAACCAATAATATGATTACATTTACTAGAAAGAATTACATCCAATAAACAATATTTTAATTCTTCAATATAATCATCATCACTCATAGAATCACTGACACCAATCCAATCCATATCACTTGATAATCTTTTTGGTCTCTCTGGAGAAACACACTTATTACCAAAAACTTGTTTAAATCTATTATAAAAAGGTTGAACTTGAGTTGTGATTAATACTTTATCATAATCGTCTATTACACTAGAGACTTGCCTAACAGCAGATTCTAAAATTTTTTCAGAATTATGCCCATACCCATCATAATGCAAGGAAGTTCTAAGCATAACACATAAAGTATTTGAAGATATAAGTTTTTCTTCTTCAATTGAAATTTTTTTTAGTTCGTCAGTAAGTTCAAAAACTTTCCATCCTTGATAATAACATTTTCTAATTTGATCTATTATTTCTTTATTTTCATATTGATCACTATAAAATCCCCTACCCCTATAAACTTTTAAACATTCTGGAACATACTCATCAAATTCTTTAATATCAGATGGATATAAATGTGTAAATAAAAAATCGTCTAGATTATGATCTTTAACTAAAAATTTATTCTCTTTAAATATATTCAAAAAAATATTTTCTTCAAACAATAGTTTCTTTGGAAATAAGTTAGACTCAACAATTTCTGCAAAATAATATTTTTTTTCGTTAGGACCACTTTTATTTCTAGTATGAAAATTTAAATCAATATCAAAATTATTATTTTCAAATAAATAAACCCAGAAAAAAAATCCAAGTAAAGTACTAAAAAGTCCAGAAGAATTTGTAATAATTAAATTATTCATACTTTTCTTGAAATTTGTTGCAATATCCAATCATAAGTCTTACGAATTCCTTCTTCAAGACTTTGCGAATAATCCCACCCCAATTTCTCACGAATTAAATCGTTATTAGAGTTGCGTCCACGAACTCCAAGGGGTGCATTAAGTTTATACACTTTGGTTACATCTTTACCAGCAACTTTTGCAGCAGTTTTTACAAGTTGGTTGATAGTTACCATTTCCTCTGAACCAATATTAACTGGACCGATGAAATCAGATTCCATCATACGACGAGTTGCTTCAATACACTCATCAATATACAAGAATGATCGGGTTTGTTTTCCATCACCCCATACCTCAACTACTCCACCTTCTTTAGGAAGATATGCAACTTTACGACAAATTGCTGCAGGAGCTTTTTCACGTCCACCTTCCCAGGTTCCTTCGGGGCCAAAGATATTATGATACCTGGCAACACGGACAGGAATATTATAATTGCGATTGTAGGCAAAATAAAGACGTTCTGAAAAAAGTTTTTCCCAACCATATTCACTATCTGGATTAGCTGGATAAGCACTTTCTTCACGACAATCTGGATTATCGGGATCAAGTTGATTGTGTTCTGGATACATACAAGCAGATCCAGAATAGAAAATTTTGGTTTTATTCACTCCCTTAAAATCATTTAATTGACGTTGGGACTCAAGAACATTTAAATTAACTGTTACGGAATTATGCATAATGTCAGCATCATTCTCCCCCGTGAATACAAATCCTGCTCCACCCATATCAGCAGCAAATTGATAGATCTCATCAAAAGTATCAATATATTTTGATGCCACAAAATGATAAAAGTTTCCCAGATATCCTTTGAATTCAATAACTCTTTCAACAAATGTTACATCACGAAGATCTCCCTGAATAAATTCATTTGCCTCACTTTGAGAAAATTCAGGAAATTTTAGATCTACTCCACGAACCCAATAACCTTCTGATCGCAGTCTGCGAACCATGTGACTTCCGATGAAACCACCAGCACCCAATACAAGTGCTGTTTTTTTATAATCACTCATAGATTAATTAAAACTCTTTTTATATATCATACAAAAAAAGGAGGTTGTTGTCAACCTCCCCAAATAACTCAGGCTCGCCACCAATTCTTTGACTGGAAATTGGAAACCAGGCGGGAGAGAGTCCCATCCGCACCACTTGCTCTTTAAGGAAGCAAGAAACCTGAAGGGGTCATTTTGACTCCACCACCTAGTTTACAAACAAACTAGGAAAGGATAGTTGAAGTAATTTTGGAATCTCAATTGCAGCATAAAAACCACATAATACTAAAATGTCCCAAAACTTATACTTGATTGCAAATGGAACTACAAAAGCATTTCCAAAGCATTTTACAAGCAATCCAACTTTTGGATCTCCCCAAAGCAGAATAAAATATCCCGATAAAAGGAGAATGTTGCCAACATACCTTAATATATTAGATTTTGCCATAAAGGGGGATTTCATCACCGACCAGGGCTAGTTTTAAGTCATACCGAGACTATGTATAATGACGATAGGCACCAGGATTATCAGAATCCAACCAACGTGCATATTGGTGATCCTCCATAGCAGTTAGACACTGCATTTGGTTATCAAAAAGATAAATGTCGTTCCAACGTTTGGTCCATTCATTTTTCTTTTGCATACGATAATCTGGTTTTCCATTGATTTCGAGAATACCATCTTGAATAAAACGGTATCCACTGCGTTCAAGAAGAACTTTCATTAAGCAACCTCAACAGTTTCAAGATCGGCAAGAACATATTCCATAAGAATCTCATAATCATCCAGAGGATCACCAGAGAATACTACGCCTTCATTTTCATAATAACGACGGACTTTTTTGTAAAGTTTCGGATTCTTTACATCAAGATAAAAGTCCCCGTTTGCTGCACCACGAAGAGTTTGAA